AGGGCCTGAAAATGCTAGTCGAAGTATACAACAGCTTCGTGATATGGTTGCACGTGAAGTCGGCGCACAAAAGTCAATTCTTGACGGTGGGAATTATGCGAGCCCCTAAACCAAGTCCGCGTTTCGCGCTTTGCATTAACTCTGCGTTACCAAGCGATGTTATGGCTGCGTTTATTTCCGCCAATTCGGGATGTGCTTCGGCAAACGCCTGTTGAGACGGGTTTAGTGTAGGTGCCGGCCGAGCAGATTCAAGCGCGTCAACGGCTAAATCTTGCCCTTCAGCAAGATCGACTTCGAATATCTCCCCGGTTTCGTCGTTGCGAAATTTAGCCATTATTCAATTCTCGTAGCCGTGCCGCCGGGCAGCTGGATTTTCTGACCAATGGCCGTTTCTTGTGTATCTTTCAAGCCACTCATTGCATTCAGTGTAGCTTCGTAGTCAACTAAAAGTTGTTGCAATTGAATGACAGAACTGACTGCTTTATCGTGATTGCCTTTCGACTGGATTAGCCCAGCGTCAAGAATTGACTTTTGTGCGCCGACTTCACGTGCAACCATATCACGAAGCTGTTGTATACTTCGACTAGCATTTTCAGGCCCTTGGAAAAGACTCGCTTCAGTCGGAAAAAGTTGTTCAGCGCGCTGCGCGATAAAGTTAGTCGGTCTACCAGGAAATTCTAATACTGCGGTGTTCAAGGTAGCATTACGCAGCGAACGTATCGCCGTCGTTGCTTGGTCAACGTTCTCAAATATAGTGCCGCCGCCAAGTACGTCAGAGACGATATTCGATACCTTACCTAAAGCACCGGGAACACCAAATGCAAGGTCTGTTTTGCCGCCGCCTGGCAAATTTAGGGATGTTTCCGTGCCCTCAAGAATATCACTGAGTGCTTGATTTTGGGCGCCCAAATTTAGTGTAACACTAGACTTGAATCGATCAGGAAACAAGGTTTTTTCGCGCGCGAGTTCGCCTTCCCGACGACGCTTAAGGGCTAACGCTTCGTCAGCAGCTATTGCAGCCACACCAGTTTCGGTAACGGCCGGTGCATCACCCGGAGTGAACACGTCAGTGAACAGTTCGCCGCCCGGTCCAAACTGGAATGGATCAACGACTTCGCCTTCGACAGCCTGCGCGAAAGCTTGGCGTTGTTCAAACGGGACTGCAATGTCAGCGATGCCCGCGCGATTGCCAAATTCCTGTTGCTCAAGTAACGCACCAGTGATCTGTTTCGGATCGACACCGGCGCGGACAGCCACGGACATTTCACGCGGCAAGCCGAGCGCGTCCATGGTATCAGCGAGACCCAACTTCGCTTCTTCTTCGTCTACACGCAAGCGTGCCTGCGCGAGTGCGTTAACAGTCGACGCACGCCGTGCTTGGATTTTGCTGCCAACGTCCAGACCTTCGAGGCGTGCGCCTTCTCGATCGATGCCACCGCCGGCAATCATCTCACCTAATGAAAAGAAACCGTCTGCCATTATCCCGGCGCCGGAATGAAAAGTGGATTTGTAGTGTTCAGAAACGGCCCAACAGCCCCGCTGCCACCAATGGGAATACCCGCTTCTCCAATAATTGACGGCCCAGTAGCACTGCCGGCACCCAGTGACAGCGCAGAGCCGGTGCCTTGGCCAATTTTTGTAAGCGCAGAAATGAGCGCGTTTGGTCGTTCTTCAGCGACACGCAATCGTGTTAAGAAGTCTTCAATGGTTGACTGTCTTGTAAGTTCGTTTACGTCACCGACAGTGCGACTAACGCGTCCGGCTTCAGCCTGGCGTTGGAATAACGGCGAGTCGATGCGACTCAGCCGACCGGATTGCTCTTTGCCGGCAGTTGCAATGCGCTCTTTGCCACCGCTCACGCGTTCAGCGAAACGTGGGTTAGCAGCCAGTACCGGATCAAGTGCGCCTTCAGTATCATCCCGAGATACTTGCAAAGCGTTAAGGAATCCTTGAAGCGATTCCCCGCGCTCGCTTTCACCCGTACTGGTGCGAAAGTCTTCAATCTGTTCATCGATACGTTTGCTGGCGCCGGACTGAATAAGACCTTGTCGCCGGATGCCTTCTGCAGCCTGCTTGTCTTGTCGACGCAAAGCCTGATTCTGATTGACAGCTTCTGTGCCGGTGCTAACGGCGGTAAGAATCAATGCGGCTGTTGCTGGATCACACATTATCCTGCCCTACTGAATGGAGCGGCGAATACTTCGCTCTCTTTGAGCCCACGGCGACGCGCTGCCGCCTCTTGCTGTTCGACAAATAAACTGCGCGTGTCGCCAAAAATGTCGCCGAGGCTTTCGATACCTGAACTCGACCTTGCGCCTTCAATGTTGGAACGAAGTGCGTTGGCTGCAGCGGTTGCTGAACTGGTAACGCTAGCGCCACCTTGTGCGAGCGACACTAAGCGCGCACGACTTGCTTCATCAGCACTTGTCAAATCAGCCAGTGCGGATTGCGACAGGCGTTCGCCCTTCAGTATGCCGCGCTGAAATTCTTCGCCAAGTTCCGCGCCGGTATCGGCAGCAGCACTGCCGCCGGTCAAGCCGCCGCGGGCGAGCGAGAATTTCAATTGCCGGTCAGCAATCTTTTTCTGGCGTCCTGCTTCGGCACCAAACTGTTCACGCAATGCAGCGACGAAGTCCTCAAGCTGACTGCCACGTCCACGAAACACAGTGTCAATAGCGCGCGTCGATGATTGGACTTGCGCTTTACGCTTTGCTTCTTCTGCTGCAGCCGCTTCTGCTGCGTTACCACCACCGCCACACATATTATGATTCCTTTGAGCCTTGAGTCTTTGTATAGAGTACCGCAGTTTCCCCAGCCACGCCATAGGCCGGCAGGGTTGATTCGTACTCCAATCCGATGCGTGGATACCACTCGCGAGCCTTATAACGACTCGCTAAACACATGGTTTCCAAGCGTATATGTTGCTTACCTCTCACAAGGTCCCTCACTGCGCGCCGGCAATGAAGCGTTACTTCAACGCCGTACTCAGCCCATGCTTTGTTGCTAGCAAGCATGAAGCTACGCCACACCGTTGCACCAATTTGAGTGAAGCCGGCGACAACCAGCGGTTCTTTTGTTTCTTTGTCGAAGCACGTCCACTTCAAACCGCCCATTGACATGATCTGAACGGCCATATCTTGTGAGTCAAAATAGCCACCAGAGAATGCTTCGATTTGTTCGATTTCATCCTGTGGCAAGTCGTTGCAAACGACGAGTATGTCAACGAGTGACGTGTCTCTAATTTCTGTTTTTCTCATTATGATGTTCTCCGAAAGTCTTGCAGCCAAAACGAAGATGCACTCCATTCCCACGCTTGGTTGCCTGAAAACTCCAAACGGAATTGCAAGCTGGGCGCAGAAACAGGCAACGGTATAACGTCGCCTGGCAGTGTGTCTCCGACGATAGTGTATGGGGCCGTGAATTGTGAAACGTCTTTTTGATTGTAGCCGACTGACACAGTGTAAGTACCGTCGGCAACGGTGTCGAAACCGATCATCATTTTAGTAACGCCCAGCGCGCCGAAGTCGAGGTAAGGCCACCAGACTTGTCCGGTGAACGCGACATTACTGCCGCCGAAATCATCGACCAATGTGTCGTCGTCGACAAGCCAAACTTTGTCGCCAGATCGCAAATACAGTGCGCCACTTTGAATTGTCCAATCATCAATTGCAGACGGGAACACGTAGCGGCTCCAACTCATATCAGCTTTGCCGCCATTCATCGTCAGCACGAATGCTTCCTCACCAAAGAACAACCAATACTGGCCGGCGCCCGGAAAGAAAAGTGCATCTGGAACTTCGCCGCCCTTGATTGCTTCGAGCACGAGTGGGTCGATTTGCTTGCCGAAGAAACCCGCCTGCAAGTTGGTCGATGCACCGGCGATACCCATGCTACGGATACCTTCGTCGGTCAAGAATACAAGGTCATTGCTGACAGGTGATAGCGACTTGGGGAACCGGCAACCGACAGGTATCGCATCCAGAATCGCGAAGTTGTTCGGGTCTTCATCAACTTGCCACATCTGAAATGCCTCGCTGTTAAACGCGACAAGGTTACTGCGATAAATGCCAAGCGCAGTTAACGATTGCGAACCGTACGTGTTCAAACCAAATGGGATGTAGCCGGCGTCGCCGGTTGTAGTCCAATCGAGGGGATTAACCGTCGCGCTGAACGGGATGATGTCGCCATCTACCGCGAAAATTTTACTTGCTAGTATCGCCACTTGTTTTGAGTTGGGGCAATTTTCGTCTTGGACGCGCAGAGATTCTGCGATCCATAGAATCGTGTTGTCGACTACAGTCGCCCCTGCACTTGCCGGAAATGTCGGTTCAGCTGAGCCGCTTTTTAGAATCGGCACAGCTTTCCAGATAATAATGTTCGCCGCAACAGCTTCCCAAGTAACCTCGTTATCGACGACCGTGTTCCCGATGACTGTGGGCCATACAGGCTCGCTCGTTCCAGAAAAACCCGTACCAGCTTGTGTTGCTTTGAAAAGCAATACCGATACTGGGTCTTGAAAATAGTAGTCCCAAACGATGTTGTCAAAGTTGGCCGTGTTCTCGGGGCTTCTTACTACATCGTCCGACCGGCAGACAACTGACACAGTCACAGCGTCCGCTGGTGCAGTTGCCACAACGCTTATTTCTGTATACACCGACGATATCGTATGGTTGCCGAGAGTTGTCAGGATTAACGAACCGCCGCTGTTATAAAACGTGATGCCGAGGGAGGCTTTGGTTTCCTTGTTGCTCGTAGTCGCTTGGCAGTTGGCTCGAATAATTTGGCCTGGAACCACTGAAAGTCTATCTTGGTTGGTAGCTGTCACTGAAGCCGGGAATCCTAGCGGGCCTATCACCTTGCAAGTTAAAGCAAATGAACCCGCAAACGGGTTTACCCCGTCAATAGTCGCGACTGAACCTAGAGTCCACCCAGTATTGCCAGCTTCAAAGTCAGCATTCGTTAGATCAGTTTGGCTAACTTGGCCCGTTTCATTTGCTTGCACAAGCGTATTTGGTGCATATGCAGTACCTGGTTTCCAATACTCAACGGCCATTACGGTAAATTCTCGTAGCGTTTCTTAGTGTCCTCAGGAACACTGTCGTCGAGAGCTGGCGCCGGCGGTGTTGCCACGGCCGGAATATTTGTGCCGTCAACATTCTCGTTAACTAACTGGCCGTCAGTTACATCTGCCCAGTCGGGCTCAGTCGTACCTGAAATCGCGTTGGGCCCAAAAATTTGCGACACCTCAAAATAAAAACCATTTGCGGTTGTTGGTTCCACTCTATCATTGACCGCACGCGGGGCGCCTTCAGTCCAAATTGGATTTGCGTTATCGTTTCGCGTAGCCCGGTAAACGAACCCGTTGTCTACTGCAGGCTCCGCGATAGCGTTTGCGTCATAGCTGCTATCCGCAACCCAAGTTATCCCGTCGCGTAACCAATAGTGAAAAATATTGCCGTCATCAAATTCCGCAGACACGTAAAGTATCCCGAGGAACGGTGCAGCAAAATGTATTTCTGTTACCACGGCAGTTTCGTCAGGTGCACGAAGAAGATGCAGCACATAATTTGACGGCAGCCCGGCAACAGCGCTCGTTGCGAACACATGAAACTTGCCACCAAAAGCAACGAGGCCGACAGTGCCGGTCGTTAACGTTTCGTCAAGAATTGTGCCCGGCCGCACCCTAACGGTTTTTTCAACCGTGACATAGCCGTTGAGCAATTCGAATAAGGAATCCTTGAGCGCTGCACCTTTCGTGCGCAGCCTGTTCAAGCCACCCTTAATAGTTGTGAGAGTTTCCTGTCTCATTTTAAGGCAGTGGCAATAGAATTGGTTGCGGTGCCGGCGGCAACTGTGTAGTGCCAGGCACGAAACGCGCTGTGCCGTATGTGCCAGCGGTGAGCAGTCCCAAGTAAGATGTCGCTTGCGAGAAGTAAGCCTGCGCATCTGTTTGCTGGTAATGCGCTTTTGCATTCGCCAACGCCAGCAAGAAAATCAGTTCATCATCGATCGTAACGATGTCGCCGTCGGCGGTGAACGTGAAATTATTTGGTCGGCCTTTAACTTGCAGCTTGTATGCAGCATTCGGCGCTGGAAATACTTCAAGCGATTGTCGAATTTCGTAGGCGTATGGCAAACCTTGATTCGTGGTTTCCGTGGTGTACAGCAGCGGGTTAATGCCTTCGATCAACTTGTAAAAAGTACCGTTCAAGTCTTCGATACCCACCCATGTGATTTTCTTAGGGTCAAGTATGAAGTCGGGGGCGGTCACGCCTTCATCATCTGCTGATGTAGTATAGAAGCGTTGACCAATTACCATTGTCCACGTGTAGAACCGCTCAGTGACAAGTTCAGGGAAACGCATTGCCAATTGGCGTTGCGCGCTCGACAGAAATTCATCGATTAACGCAGCCATGCCAGGCGGTGGAGTTGCGGTCTGTGCACCAAAACCAAGACGCTGCAACATTCGCGTTCGTAAGTCTGCGAGTGTGACAGTATAGTTACCGTCTGTTACTGCTGGATTAAGTGTTGCCACAATTTACCCTCTTTAAAAAAGGGCCGGCGAACCGGCCCAAGCTAGTCACACCACGTCACTTGCGGAGAAACTTTAGATCAGTGAAGCAATGTCTGCGTCAACGCCGCTAGCAGCCGGAGCTGCAACGACAGAATCCGGCCCAATTGCTTCTTGTTTAGCGCCTTTACCTTTGACGCCTTTACCCTTGGCGCCGTTGCCTTCGATAACCGGCGCAGCAGTTTTCGCAGCAGAATCTAGCGCGACAGCGGCGGCAGCATCTTCTTGTGCTTTTGCTTCTTCGGTGATTGTCTGCCCGTCAACGACGGCATTCTTTTCAGCTTCCAGCTTGCGCTCAGCCGGCGATTTGTAGTCGCTCGGTGTTGCACCAGCGCTGGTGAGCGAATCACGAATCTCGCGACGCAACGCTTGCGTACCCGGACCAAAATTACCGTAGACTGCGGCAACTGCCGGCAGGTCTTCATTTCTGGGACCGTAGCGGTCAGCTAAACGCTGAAACTCAGCGCTAGGATCGGGTATTGCGCGCTTAACAATTGTTTGGCCAGTGACCTGAAGGTCATTGCCGTGGAGTACTTGCAGCACGGGGATTTCCCAGCGCGGCACTCTAACCTGTTGCGTGTGTACTTCGGAGATTCGAATACTCGCGATGTCATAAATTACGTTCATTGGTGTATTCCTTTAGTGGTGTGAAAGGGGCGCCCGGCACAATTGCCGGGCGCCAATCGTGCTTTTTAGTTACCTAACAGGTCACAAGACGTTACGCCCAAGCCAGTCGTAGCTTCGACTGATTTCAGTCGAATGAACTGTGCGGTAAGCGTTACTTCCCGATAGATGGTCTTCGTTTCGCCGCCAGCACCGTCAAGGTTAATGACAACGTAAGACACAACACCAGTCGTGAAAGCGGAGTCATCAGCACCCTCAAGGGTGATGGTGGCATCTGCCGTCGCGTCAAGTGCAAACGCTGCGATAGCAGAGTTCTGTGGGACAAACGGCACCAACTTAGTGTTCAGGTCAATAGCGGTTGAGTTGCCATCAGTCACCGAAGTCAAATCGGTTGCAATGTTTAGAGTTCTCATTTCAAAATCCTCTGGTTAGTTAGCCGATTAAGAGCCGGTTGCAGTTAAGACAGCGTGCGAAGATCGCTTGCCAGTCGTCAGTGCAGCCTTAGCCGTGGTTGCCCAGTATTGGGTGTATCGATCATAAACACGGGGTGGCTTACGTGGCACCATCCAGTGTCCGTTGATCGGGCGAAGGGTCAGCTTCGAAGTGTTGATAAAGTAGCAACGGCTATTCCACTGGTCAGCCGGTGAGTCCTGCGTATCCAACACGTCTGTGACCGGGTCCCAAATCAGTTCAACACCCTTGAAGTACAGCCCGGTATTAACACCGTTGCCAGTACCAGCGTCGACCGTTGAGCCGGTCTGGTTGCCGCCTGCACCACCAACGTTGATCTGTCTATTGACAGTAACGCCAGCAGCCTTGCGGTATGCATCAAGGAAGACTGAGCCAACAAGGATCAAGTCCGGGGCCTGGCCACCGAAGCGAATGCACTCACGCCATGCGATTTCCATTTCCTCTACGAGGTTGGCAATCGAAATGTCGAGTTGTACATAGTTACGCCAGAAAGTATTCGTAGCAGCGTCGATACCACCAACAATACCAGTTGTCGGGGTCAGCGAAATCAAGGCGTCGAGGCCCGCGATTTCGAGTGTGCTTTGAGTACCGTCGCGGTGAAGCATCAGGTCGAAGCCTTCTTGGAATCCAAGTTTCAGCGTTTCCATGTCCTCTTTTATGAGGTTGGTAAGCTGAACCTTTTCACTGTCGGAAGGAGTTGCAGCGCGGTCATCAGTCATTATGATGCCGTTCTGAGCGAGTTCATCCTCGTTCAAACCGAAACCGTCATGGAAAGAGCCCCACGCATATTTGGCCTGATTCAGGGTCCGTTTCTTGTTGTACGTGACCTGTGAATCACCGAAGTAGCCCTGAAAGTTTGAATCGTTGCTTTCGCGAAGTTGCTCAACAACGAACTGTAGACCACCGCCGTAAGGCTTGCGCTTTCCGACCAGTGATTTGAACAGCGGACGTTCCGTATTGACTTGGTCAATAGGATCGTTTTTCAGGAAGTAGTCGATTGCCGCCCGCCCACCATAGGCGAGTTGTTCTGCGTTAAATGGCATTGTCGTGTCCTTTTAGAGTTAACAAAAGTGCGATTTCTCGCGTTCATTTGCCGCTCATGGGACGTGACTCCGACGACTGGCGCCCACCTGTGCTCAGGTTTCACAATACCAACTCGTTAAAAACGAACTTCGCTGCTTATGCTCCGAAGATTTTACCAGTCACCTAAATGCTGGCTACACGCAGTAGCGGTCGGGGCAATCCTAACCACCTATTCGCGACTTTACGCTATTCAGCTTCGGAATGTCAAGCGCTCTACCTTGCAGTCCAATTTCTGTGCCGCCCATACCACGTCCACAACCTTTATCCGGCGCAAAATCACGCAACATTTCTATGTCCGCCAAACATGTGGGGCGAGCACCACTGTCGATCAGCACCAACATTTTACGCAGCGGGCCGGATTTGTGCAGCATGAACCATTCGCCACGTTCGTTCCATGGTGCGAACACTTGATGAAATAGTTTCTCCAAACCCCGCGAGCCAGGTATGACAGCGTACAGAGTGATTCTTTCTGGGTTAGCTGACAGTAACGCCAGCAGCCTTGCGGTATGCATCAAGGAAGACTGAGCCAACAAGGATCAAGTCCGG